ATGTTTTATGGTTGGCACTTTCATAATTACACCATAGTCTTTTTCAAACTCAACCTTTCTCTCAAACTTTTTATTGAGATCAGGTTTTACATCATCTATTTTCAAACTATAATCTACGGTCTGTTTGTCGTCATCAGGACATTTTAGTTTTAAATCTATTTGTTCACCAACAGACTTACCTCTAATATTTAACCATAGATATTCAAAATCATATACTGGTAACTTCGTCACATCTATTTTTGAGATTGTGCAAGATTGAACAATATTAATTAAAGCATTGTTCATCTCGGCCTCATCTCTACTTTCAACGGCCATCAATAATACTTTTTCTTCTTTTATCAAAAATGGTCTATACTTAACCACATTGTTATTTGATAAAGTCAAATCATATTCAGGCACCTTGATAAATGATAAACTCATTATTTAACTCCTTTATTAATAAAATAAATCTCGTATGATTTTAGGGTCTGGTAGACCTTTCGGGAACACACGACCACCCGTCACTCGCCCAATAGGCAAATTTCTTCTTATCGTTTCATAGACTTGTCTACCTGCTCTACCTATTTCATTACCTATACCAAAAGGTAGGTTATCTAAAAAGTTACCTTGTATAGCAGTAGTATTAGTTCTATATTCGTTTCTATTTAATGTTGTAAATTCTTCAGCATTATTTGCAGCCAAGAAATTCCATGCTGTTGTAGCATAATGTCTAAATGCAAAGGTCACACTTGTCTTAATTATCTGATTAGCAGCGTCATATGATAGTGGCGTAGCAGCAATTGCCTTAGGCCATGCTTCATAACATTGCACTTGAAATGCTGATTGACCTGATTGATCACCTAGTGATTGTCTTAATTGTTGTCTATCTAATCCTGCGTCACCTGTTGATTCAAAGTTAGCAAGGGCTGCTGTAAATGTTTTAGTCAATGGTGTAATTGTGATCATACAATTTTTAGCATAGTCATCATAGTAACCTACATTGTGAGATATAGGATCTACAATCATATTTTGCCATGCTTCAAAAAACAACCTTTCTTCAAAATTAACACTTGTATAATATTCTAATGTTAGTTCTTCAAACTGCACATTTTTAGCAATCTTTCTACTAGGTCCATAATATGTTTCATTTACATCATCTGTAATTGTTTTACCTGGCATTTGAATATTAGAACAAAATAAATCCATTCGATATATCATTGCCTTTTTAATTGCTACTGAAAGTGCTTGTGATCGTTTCATTCTGCTAGTTTGTTCTTTTGCACCAAAGTCAGGAAATATCTCATTGTCTGTTAATAGACCTTGTGGGCCATCAATCGTCACAATAAAGTTAGATGGTCTAGCAAAACCACCTGCCTGAGTCATACCTGATCTGAATACATTATAAACTGAATTGTAATTAGATGAAACATTGTTTGCTGATATTCGTCTGTTTGCTTCTCTTACGCTAAATTGTGGTTTAGATGGTGGTATACCTAATCGTATATCTAAATCACCAAACTTTTTACCTACACTAATTATACTCATTATAGAAACTTCCTACTATCTGCATATACTCTTGCCTCACTTGCCTTTTTAAATCTTTGAACAGGTAAGTAAATAGCAATAGCTGCGTCATCAGCATTTATTCTTAAAAATCCTGTTTGAACATATGCATACAAATATTTTTTGATTGTTGGTTTTACAAGTTTGATAGCTTTTACATCATCATAATTAACTTCAAATCTTGTGTTCTTATTAAATCTTCTATCACTTGCTCTTGCTTGCATACGCTCTAATAATTTGAATCTCAATAGAGGTGGTAAGTAATGAAAGTTCATACCCATAAAACCACCTGATATTGGTTCTAATGGCAACACTAACGGAAATATATCATAGTAAGGCAACTTTGCTCTTAATTTAGGATTGTACCCAAATAGATTTAGACGCCCTACACTAGGTCGCCCTTGCAATGTGCCATCTCTAAACATTTGACCTGCTGTTTTACCACTAGCAATCTTATTTACTTGTGTTCTATACCAGGTAGCAGACCTATCTGTATCGCCTGCTTTTAACTTTATGTTATCAAATACGCTTGCCATAATACTATTTATGTTGATAATAAATAGATTTATGAAGAAGTTTGTTAAGTTTAAAAATATAGATAAACGACCATATCAATCAAAATTTACACCTAGAAACCCAGCAAAATACAAAGGTGATGTTAAGAATATAATTTGTCGCTCAACATGGGAGACAAAATTTTGTAATTATTGTGATCGGAATAGAGATGTAATAGAGTGGGGTAGTGAAGAATTAGCAATATGGTATCGTTCAATAGACAACAAACCTCATAGATACTATCCTGACTTTTATATGAAAGTTAGACAAAACAATGGCACTTATAAAAAGTTTCTGATTGAGATTAAACCTAAGGCACAAACTCGTAAACCCAAGAAGCCGTTGCGTATTACAAAGACATATAGAAATGCATTATTAACCTATGAGAGAAATAGAAGAAAGTGGTCTACGGCCTACGCATGGTGCCATAAACGAAACATGAAATTTGTAATACTTACCGAAGATACTCTAAAGACTTTTTAGACTACGATAGGATCTACTTCATTCAATAGTTTCTTAATACCATCTTGTTGAAACTTCATAACAAACATAGCTGTACTATTAGAACCACCAGCACTTAAATATGCTGTTGCACCATTGTTGGTGTGTATTCTCATTCTTAATCCTACATCTATACTTTGTTTGCCTTTTTCAAACAATATTCTACCAGATGATTTACCATTCTTAACCATGATAATTGGTTTAAAATGTCTTTTGACTAACCAATTAATTGGGTGTTTTATAAAATCAAATACATATCTTTTTTTATTAACACCATCTGTTATAAACATAGTCATCTCTTTATTAGGTTTAATTAAATACTTCTTAATTAAACTGATTAGAGTTTTAGTATCCATTGACCATAGAGTCATATATGATACCTCTTTGATCTTATCTCTAAAAGAGTTCACTAGTTTTTTTCTAGCATTCAAAGGTTTCTTTAACACTTTATCTTTTTCTTTATTTAAAGTATTAATAAACTTACCAACAGAACCAAAGTCTTTTATGGCTGCTGATGTGTTTGTATAATCAAATGAACCACCTAGACCATGTCTTTTTTCTTTGTCTGATATATTAATCTGACTATTATTATATTTGATTATATTGTCGGCTTTGTATTGTGTGCCGCCTTTTGATAATACCTCATATGATTTATTTTTCAATTGAGGAAATATCTTACGAGCATTCTTCTCTAAAAATGCCTTTGTATTATGCTCATTCTTAATTGCATTTTTATGGTTTCTTCCATCGCTTGGGAACATATCTATCTCCTTTGTTAATTATAATGTTCATATCACATTATATCACATTTTGAGATATTTGTAAATGCTCCATGCTAAAAAAAAGGGGCCCGAAGGCCCCTCAACAACAACAACTTATGGTTTAACTACTTAATCATTATGAATCAATTGTGATATATAAGTCTTTTAAGTTCTTATATGATTCTAAATAACCAGGAATAAATTTAATAGTACCATTGTACTCAATAGCAACTATTCTGTTTAACGACTTATCTCTTTCTAAAAACTTCTTATCACTTCTAGGTTTAAAAGCAGGTTTATAATTAGCATTTGGGTTAATACCCTTAACATCAATATTACATACTTTTGGTTCGTATTGACCAGTTTCAGCATTATAAACTGACTTCTTGTAAATTTTATCAATCGGACCTCTAGGAAAATCTTCAGTATAACCGTAATAACCTAAACTATAAAAATGTTTATCAACAGCGGCAATCGCCCTTTCCTGTACCATTTGTAAAGTACCTTTATCTTTAGTTTTAGTACCTTTTAATTTTTCTGTTAGTTCAGCATATTTTAAATCAGCTTTTCTAATAGCGTGAGTTAAGTCTGCTTGAGTAGGATTGTACTCTAACGGTTTGTTTGTTTCTTTTATCATTTTGTTGTTGTCTTTGTTTTTCATATACTTAAATATACAACATTTTTGGTGAAAAGTCAAGCATAAAACCCCCTATTTTACTAGGTTTTTAGGGTATTATACCCGATATTTACAACTTTTGCGTGTGTTTTTAGTGTGATTCGTGTTGATTTTACTGCATTTGTGGGCGCCCGAAGGCGCCCGATTTGAGAAAGTGAGAGAGATAGATTATGAATCGTCTTCAGCTAATTTACTAAAATACGACAGGTCATCGCTTTCGTTAGACGATTCAACTTTCTCTACCGAGCTGTTAGAAGACGTTGGTATGTCATTGCTGACAGGTGGGAGATCAATATCTTCAACTGACTCGGTACTTCTTTGTCCAGTAAGTGTCTTATTAAGTTTCTCTTTGAGTTCTTCATAAGCTTTAAAATTACTAGGATCAATGAAGGGCTTTAGAGCATATTGAGATTTCCATATCTTGTCAATCTCCTCATCAGCAGGTTTTAATCTGCTAACTGGCTCAAATTCAGATTTATCATAATTCCAGTAGCCGTCTACCTTTCTGATTTTTAGTTTAAAGTTTGCACCTTCCCAAAAATCAAATGGGTTTACAGCCTTTTCATCTTCAAATGCTGGGTTCATTGCTTCAGTAATCTTATCAAAGATTTTCTTACCGAATTTAAACAAGAACACCTTGCCTTCATTCTCTGGATGTTTAGGATCAGATACTACAAAAATATTAGAATAGTATTGTAACTTTCTTTTTCTTTTTCTAGCAATCTCTTTGTCTGCTTCTATGCCTGTATTCCACAATCTAGTGTTTTCTTCAGACACAGGATCTTTTTTGTTTAATGTTGTTAAAGAGTTTTCAATATACCATTGACCACCTGGTCCTTGAAACGCATGGTGCCAGACTCTCTGCCATGGCATATCTTCACCTTCAATAGCAGGCAAAAATCTGATTACAGCGTAACCATTGCCAGACTTATCTAGTTCAGGTTTCCATAACCTATCGTCTTGGTACTTGTTTTTCTTTTCTGGTTGTTCTATGGTATTTTCTAACTTCTTTGTTAGTATATCAAAGTTTGACTTTGATTTCTTTAGGGCTTCTAATGCACTTATTGACATTGTATTATACTCCTTGTATATATTGTTGTACGTATTTGTATTAATGTATATTTAATTGTAAATATAATATTATTTATACACTTTTTTACATTCATTTAGCAATTATATCACTTTTGACCCAATCTGTCAAGCAGCTGTGCCTGTGTGATATATGTTAAATTCTTCTCATTTCCCAATAGTTCTTTATTAGTGGGTTTATCGTCATCTGACTTATTGACTTTATAAAACGACACGTTAGGGTTGTCTTTAAATACTCGTAACCACTCTGCTTCCCATATACCTGTAGGTGTGGGTTCAAAGTGTGCTGATGAATAGTTTTTAGTACCCTTGTAAATGTTATTATAGTATTTTGTATCTGACCTTAAATCCATACCTATCATATAGACTTCGGTAGGTTTATCATACTTACATGCAACATGGCCTGCTGTAGCACCAGCATGATATCCTGGGTCTTCCCATTCTTGTGTTTTATCGCCGTCTGTTATCCATGAGCAATAGATGTGGGTGTTATCAACATCTTTCTTATACTTCGTGCCGTCTTCTTTTCTTATCGTTGCCTCACCTTTGATTGTGTGTGAGTTCATAACAAAGTAATCGCCAATTGGCAATGCACTATCGCCATTTGTTATAAACTTATCCTCTTTTTGTTTACCTTGTGTAGATAGAAACCCAGCCTTCATAGTCTGATACATAAAGTTAGGACATTTAGTCCACTCCCTAAAATAACATGGTATCTTATGAGCAATACCCTTATGGTATATCTCGTGGGTCATTGTGCTATCTACTGCAACTAATACATCTGGCAGAGGATTATCTCTATAATAAGCATTACAGGCATATATCTTACCATGTTCTCTTAACTTTGTCAAGTCAAAATCTTTACGACTTTCACCATTACCTATAATAAAAACTCTATTCTTCATAACTATACCTTGTCTAGGCCATCTTTCATCAGCAGTAGGAAATCTATCTGCTTTATTCTTCCTTGAAGCTCAGGGAATTCAAAAACAATTTCGCTACATAGGTCGTTTTTACAGTATTTAGCAGCTTCTATTATTTTTTTTTCTTCTAACGACTTATC